AGTTCGATCGAACCAACTTCCTCCATAGAGCCGACTGTCTTCATCTTGCGCTTTTCTTCAACGTAGATGTCTTTCGCCATTGAAAGCCATATCTCACCACAGCGCCGCACAGCCTTAGCCATGTTGCTCATGTAGATGAACGTCTGCATATCAAGGCGCGTCTGGATTAGCTCAACAGCCTTGCCACTGATGTTGCTAACCATCTTGTCTGATTGCTGGTTGTTGCCCAGTATTTCAGCCATGTCTGATTCTGTAATCTGCAACAGCGCAGCCATCGCTGGTGGAATCTGTGGCGACTTGGTGTAAGCAACAGGCCCAGAAGCTTGAGTCTCGCCATTAGGGCCTGTGATTGGATTGACCAGAAGATAAGGATAGTTGCGGAGGTTATCTTCAGCCCACATCACTTGGTGACCAGAAACTTGCTCAGGCAACAAGATTGGCTTTTCAACAGAAGAAAGCGCACTGATCTCGCCCAGCTTCGATAGCTGCATATTCTTCAGGCGCTGCGGGTCTTTCGCTAGGCGCACTTGGCCCATGCAACGCTCGACGTTATCAACGAACCAACGCTTGCCATAGACAGGAACAATCGGAATGTTCTTGCCAGCAATGTAGCCCATATCGTCAAGGATGCCGCCACCGCTCATGATGTACTTGCGGACGCGCTTACGCTTAGTACGCTTCTGGCGTACCTCTACAGTGCCAATAGCAGCAAGCGTTTCTTCTAGCGTTTCGTCTGCGTCGAAGTCTGCTTGCGTGTAGCGTTCTTCTTCGCCTTGAATCGTCAGGAAGATACGGACTGTCTCACGCACTTCTTCAACGCGATAGTATTCAGCGACGAACACAACGTCGGGCGTATCCCAATCGAATTCGTATTGATGAATCTCTTTAGGCCATGTCGTTGGGTCATCATTCCATTCAGCTTTGTAAGCGTCATAGGTCATGGAATATAGAACGAAGCAATACTTAGCGTCGGCTTTGTCCTGGCGCTTAGAGTCAAGGTCGAAGAACACAGAGCTATCAGCATCATAGATTGGTTCTATGCGGATGCGCTGGCGTTCATCCTCGTCGTTCTCGTCATCTTCATAAGCAGTGCGTAAGCGCCATGCACCAATCCCACCGCCTACAGCTTCCTCAAAAGCGTTGTCGTATGCTTCTTCAGCGCCGCTGTCCCGTTCGTCTGCACGATAAAGGCCGTTGCAAGTCTCAGCTAGTTTTTCATCCGTGTCGCCGTCCTTGCTTACAAAGTCTACAGCGATGCGGTTATTACGATATTCGTTGATGATACGAATGACGCTAAGGTGAATCTTGTTTACCTCGAAGCGCGGCTTGTTTTCGTATTGGTCACCTAATGGGCCTTCCCATTGTGCGCCAGCGATTGAATAGAAGCGTCTATCCTGAAGGCACTGTAGGCGCTCATCACGGACTGAGGATTGAACACGATCGAACTCCGTCATCGCCTGTTGATGGATGTTCGCAAACCTTTGTTCTCTATTCAGTCGAGCCATTTACCACCTACTCACAGTTGCCAAAGGTTGCACATCGAAAGTCTTGGGAGGGACTGCTCGACGTATGGCCTCGCACGCATAACGTAGCGCATCTATAAGGTGATTATCACGATCCGCAAGGATTGGCAAGATTTGTCCTGTCAAGGGGTCAGTTTTATAACTATAGCACGTTAATTCGTCGATCGTGTGCTGGCAGCGAGGGTGGACAACGATGTCATATGACTTCAACCATTCAACGCCTTCCTCTACAGACTTAGGCCCTTTGATTGCTGGCATGATCTTTGGGAAGCCATGTTTACGCATATGGCTAATCGTTTCAGGTCTGGCGCTATCAGCAACGATGGGCCACTTCTCAGACTCAGGTACAGTAAAGAACAGGTCAGGCGTGTCCATAATCTCGCAGCCTACACGATACGCTTCATGATCGACATAGATTGTGCGGCCAACAACATGGCAGCGGATTAGAACAGTCGGGTCAGATGCAAAGCCCCAGTCAGCGCCAAAGCGATGTGTTGTGTCCTCTGGCGTTTCAAAGTCCTCTATCTTCCAGTTGCGGAATACACGAGCCTCGCTGTTCGATGCGTAGCTTCCCAGCCAAACGTGCTTGTATTTGTCAGGGTCGCGCTCTCGATCGTATTCCATCTCCGCTTTAAGCACATCAGGGAACCAAGGGTTGTCTCGATAGTTTACCTGAGAAACCACAGCATCAGGTGGTGGCGTTTCACCACGCAGCAACATATCGATCGGGTCACTGCTGTTCAGTGGGTTCCATGTAAACCACAGTTCGCTGTCTGGCTTACGGATTGTCGGACGCAATAGGTCGAGCGAGCGTTGCGATAGCGTCTGAGCTTCTTCTACCCAAGCGCAGTCATAACCCTCCAGCGACTTGATGGAGTCGGCAGTGTGGTTCTGCATCCCTTGGAAGATGATTAGGCCATCGCCATGCAGGGATTTTATCTGAGTCTCTTGAATCTCAAAGTAATCCTGAACGCCAAGCTGCTCAATCTTTAGCTCCAGCAAACGCTTGACGGATTGCGATAAGGACTTCTGTATTTCACGAACGCAAACTGTTCTGCGCCGCTGATCCATTACATGAGCTTCTATAACCATTTCCGCAAAGGCATGGCTCTTACCTGAACCACGCCCACCATGAGCGCCCTTATAACGGCTAGGCTTTAAGAATGGCTTGAACCATCGCGGTGTTTTAATCTTCAGCGTTGTCATCAATCACTTCACGCTGGATGTGTGTAACTAGATTGCCTGTGAGATTCAGCTTAGATGGAGCGTCAAGGCCAATCATTGCGTTGATAGCTTTTACAGCGTTCACCTTGTCGCTTGGCTTTGCGTCAGAGTCCAATCCCTTGGCTATTGTGGACAGCACATCAAGGCTGTCTGCCATCGTCCATGTAACACGTTCAGCGACTGCTGCTTTAAGTTCTGCAATCCTTGACGAAATGTTGACGTCAGCCATGAGGCGCGATGCGTTTTGATGAACGCTTTCTGGCTTGGTTGCTGGCCTAACATTAAATGCGGCTCTGTAAGCATCCGCTTGGCTTTTGCCTTGCGATATTTCTTGAGCGAATCGCTCTTGTTTTGGTGTCAATGCCATCTGTCTCAGCTTCCATAAAAGGTCTGGTATTTGTTCAATACACCAGCAATCATGAAATGAAAAGGTCTCCCTGCTTTTGTGCGTCTTCAATACGCTTACAGGCTATGTCGAAATACTTTGGTTCGCGCTCAATGCCGATAAACTTGCGGCCCATCTGAGCGGCTGCAACGCCTGTTGTGCCGCTACCTAAAAATGGGTCTAATATGGTTTGTGCGTTTGGTAAAAAGTTTATGCACCACTTCATCAAATCAACGGGCTTTTGTGTAGGATGAACTCTATCATGACCTCCACTTAATCCTGCAAATGGGCTTTTCGAAAAATCCCTGACAGCTCTTTTTTGCGATGTCCACGCTAGTTCGCCATCCGAAAAATCTCCACCCATTTTTTTATCCCAGTAAAGCCAGCCCATTGATGGCGGAAGAAAATCTGCAAAATAGTTTCCACCCCATATAATCTGGGCGTCCGAGCATTCCCTTATAGTATCAAAAATCTCTTTTTGTGGGCGCTCTTTGTCCCATGAAAGTTTTTCATGAACGACTAATGGCTTATATCCGCGCCTTCTATTTTTGTCTCCGCCATCTTCACCAATCCCATAAGGCGGATCAGTCACAACAGCGTCAACCTTGCCAAGCGTAGGCAGAATGTTGCGGCAGTCGCCTAGATACAGCGTTGCGTTGCCAATGATGACAGGCTCAACCATTCTCTAACTCAATAAGCTTTGACAGATAGTGCTGCGCCTTCATCAAATCCTCAATCCCGTTCTTGTCACGATAGCGTGCCAAGTACTTTATGCAGTTCCCTTGCAAATATCCTGAGAAAGCTTCTTGAGACATCCAGGACTCCATTGCTTGCCAAGGCTGAACGCTCTTGGATGCGTAATGGTCCCCGCCTACTTGATGTGAATTAATATCCTGCATCAATATCATCCT